CGGTGTAGAAAAGCTGCTGGTCAAACTCAGGCGTGTACTCCTCCATCACCGTGGTGATCTGGTAGTTCATAAAGTCCTGCACCCGGCCGGCCTGCTGGAACTTTTCCACGGTTTCCTTGCCCATGATCTGCGATCGGACAGGGCCTCCGGCCGGCATCAACTCCTTGAAGGCCTGCGCTTGGAATTGAATGATGGCCTCGGTCAACATAGGATGGGTCGCGCCCGACGCGCCACGGAAAGGCTTGGTGCGCTCCTCCATGCGAAAGCCCAACAAGTCCAGGCCCTTGGCATACATCTGCTCCCAGTCGGAGCGGGAGCCTTTGTCCGCCTCAAACAGGGCCGACACGTCAATGCCAATCTTGGCCAAGATGTCCTGCTCAATGACCGCGGCTAGGTTGCTGTAGAAGTCCACCTCTTCGGCGTCCTTCTCTCCCATTTCAACGATGGCACCACCATCTTCTTCAATGATAATTTCAATGTCCGTCTGGGGCTTTGGTATGCCGCCACCGATGACCACCTCAAGTGCGGGCATCCGGTTTAATGCTTTTTCGATTGCCATGTGTGTTCCTTATCCGTGGGCTTTTATAAACGCTATATTTTTATCCACCGGGCCGCCTTTGTTGTAACGCCGCAGGACTGCGCCACCGCGAGCAAAGCCTTCGGGCAGAAGATTTAGTGCGGCGCCGGCCCTTCGCCATGTGTTTAATTTTGTAAATTCGTCCTGTGTTACGTAAGTGGGAGCAGGCTTGCCAATTCTTTTAAAAGAATTGGCCAGTTCGCTCGCTGCATCTACTTTTATTAAACCCGTATTACTCAAGTCCCGGACGTCATGCCAGTTGCCCTTCTTGACAAAATCTTGCACAAATGGCAAGTACTCTTTCTTTGGTGCGGCGTTTCCCTTACCTTTGATTTGACTGATTTCTTCCGGCAATTCCCCAAAAATTTCGTCTGCCGCTTTTTGGAATGCGTCCATTCGGTTCCCGTTGGGATTGTTTTTGTACAGCTCCGTGGCGCGATTTAAAATTAACTGACGTTGCTCAGGTGTAGGGTGAGGCAGGTCGAGAAAACCCATGTTGTACTCAAAAGTCTTAGGGAACTCATCTGCCCCGCCTTTAAATTGGTAGCTAATCGGATGCTTGCTCTTGGCAACTTCAATTGTTGTATGAGGTTCGCCCTTTGCGTCGACCAACGAGTACACCTTGGCTTCTCCGCTCTTAATTGCCTCCCAGCCGCCGCGTCCGTATCTAGGGCTACCTGAGTCACCGGAGCCTTCCATCCAGTCAGGGTGGCCTTTTGGCGGCTCGTAGCCCCTGACAGAATGCCCCATAGCATCGGACTCTTGCGCAAAGGACCCGGGCTTGTTAAGTTGAATCCACCTGTAGCCTTTTGGATATGATTTGTAGACGGGCAATCCTTCACGGGCCGCGGTACGAGCCACATTCATCTTTGCCGCAAGTTCCTGGTCGTATTGGTGAGTACGGCGGACAGCATCGGCCATGCTGACTTTGCTGAGCTGCTCTGGGCGGATGCGCCCGGTAGTCACATCTTCACGCAGCACATCCATGATGTGGTCAAAGCCAAGTAGCGGCACTATACTTGCAGTGCTGTTGGTTCCGGGTCTTCGCAATTCATTTACCACTTCCGTGTCTGGCACCTTTGCCGCCCATTCACCGCCTGGCTCGCTGGTAAAAACTTCACGAATTGTCAGGCCGCCGGGATTATTTGCTCGGATGGTGTCCCCCATCTGCTTAGGCCGTATTGCTTCGTCCGCCCGATACTCCCATAATTGCGCTTGGGGGGATGTTCCTACGCCTGTGTTTGGAAACCCGGCTTTTTCTCGGCGTATTGCAACTTCAACATCAGCGTTAGTGTCATGCAACTGATTAAGCAATTGGATGGCCTCATCCCCGGTTTTTTGTGGCAAATGCGTAATACCATCTTCTGCCAACTTGCGCACCGGGTCATTCGGCGTGCCCATCTGTTTCTTGACGTAGTTGGTCAGGTTGTTGTCAATCCATCTGTCAAGGGCCGCATCCTTTTTGGTTATTTCCAATTGATATTGGACCCTATCAAGCTGGTCTCGGTTAAGCGAGGGGTCCTGTAACAATGCCTCGTGTCTAGGTATTCTTTGCGCAGCCGTTTCTCCTGCGACTATTGGCGTCTTCAAAGGCAGTAACGCGTTCTCTACGCTATAGGGATACCAATTCCCGCCAGGTTTTTTTGTTACGTAAGACGCACCGGGCACAGACAGCTGACGGTTGTATTGCTGGAAGTCCTTGGCCACGTCAGTGGCTGCCTGGCCTACCTTCTCTGCGCCCTTCACGCCCGCTCGCGTGACGCCGGCGGGGTTGGCAAAGTTGGACAAGAGTTCGCCGGCTGTGTAAAAACCCTTGGCAGCGGGATCGGCCGGCGGCTCTGGGCGAACGCCCAGTTCTGTCATCTTGCGCTTGATGTAGTCGCTCGTGCCTACCTGCCCCGCCGGCGCTTGCCCGGTCAAGGCTTGGCGGAGCAACATTGCTATGTCCATAGGTGCGCCGGCAATGTCATAGGGCAGTTCTGTCACGCCCTTGGCCATGTTGACGTAGGCCTCTCCGGACTGCAACTGCTGACTAATGGGGCCTTGCTTGCGGCCTTTGCCAGACTTTGGCGTCACGAACGCCGGCCTGCTTGCTGCGTCAATTTCCTCCTGCGACAGCTCGCCTTCAACAGGGCTGCCTTCAGCGCGTTTGACAGCAGCGCCTGAGTTGCGCCGGGCAAGGTCCAAAAGAATCTGAAACTCGGTTGCCGCCGTTGCGTCCACATGTAAAGGGGTATCGCTTACGGTGGGGGGACCTGCGTAGTTCCCCATTCCATAGGCAGTAATCTCGTATGGGGTAGACCGATACTCCTTGTTCTGAGAAGCCCACCGTGGACTAAGACTACGAGCCAGTTCTGCGCGTTTTTCGCCCTTACGCATGCCGCCGGGCCCTACCAATTTCTCATAAGCGTCCGTAAACGCGTTTCCTTTTTTTAGAAAACGGGTTTGCTCATTGGCCTGTTGTCCCAATTGCCGATCTGCTGCATGCGTCATCTCATGTACCAGCGTTGACGGCCCAATGCCAGTTTCGTAATCCGAGCCAATGAGGTCTTTATTTATCCTAATGGTGCCGCTACCTATCGGCAGCTTGACCGTGTTAAACACCGCGTCAATGTTCTCGGGCAAGTACTCGGTTTTTATGTCGGGCACCGCATCTCGCGACTGCAGGTATTCCAACATGGCACGGTAGTCCTCGTTCTTCTCCGCCTTGTTTTTTATGTCTTTTATGAAGCTGTCGTCATTGCCTTTAAAAAGGTCTCTAAAAAAGCCGCTACTTTCGGCTTTTTTAGCGTCGGACTTTTTTGCTTCACCACCCTTTTCAAAGCGCTTGGCTGCCAAGGTGTCCCGGCCAAGATTGGGTTTGTCAAACGTCGGCGCATTCATCGTGTCGCGCATCAACCCCTTGGACTGTTCCGTGGCCGCCTGGGCGCGCAGCTTGTACGCCTTCGCCAGCGCCTCCATCTGTGAGCGAGCCGAGCCGGTTTCCTTGAGTTGCGGAACAAGGCCCTTGGCCCCGCTCAACGACTCATACGCCATCTCCATCTCCTTGCCCGACGTCGCCCCGCCCTTGCCAGCAGCTTTTTTGCTGCTCTTCACAGGCGCTGCCTTTTTGGGTGGTGCCATCGCCGCCAGCATTGCCCGCGCCGAGCCCACCGGGTCAGTGTCAATACCCTCCTCAGCCGTGTCGTCCGACAGGTTTTCAGCGTTCACCGCGTCAAGGTCAGTAGCCCCGCCCTTGGCAAACGTCCGGATAGGGTTGGGCGTGCCAAGCGCGTAAATCGGATTACCCAACCGGTCGTATGTTATGCCCGCGTTTGCCTGCCCACCCAACATCGTGGGCGACAGGTTTGGGCTGGCGCTAATGGCCCCCATGGTGTTATTGTTTGCCGCCAAGGGGATGGTGGACGACCCAATAGACGCGGTTCCCGGAGCAAGGCCCGTAAAGTTCTGCGGCGTCATGGAAAAATAGCTGCTGTTGTTGGTCGCCGCTCCACCCGTGCGCGCAGCAGGGTCCCCGAACATCGGCCCAGAAGGAGGTTTGTACGCCGAAAACAAACCGCTATCAACCGGCCCAACAGCGCCTACGCCGCGCTGTGTGTAGTCAAACAGGGGCGACGTGGAAACCGGGGGGCTTCCATCATAGGTGACGTAAGGTTTAGGGGTTACGCGTGGACTGCCGCCTTGACCGGAGTTCGTTGTTCTTGGGGGAAGGGGAAACGGGCTACCTCCAACATTTTGTCTAGGAGCAGCGGCCGTTATTTTTTTAAGATTGGACGCGGCAGAGCCTGGAGCCGGCTCGGGCGGCAAAACAGGGTTTAACATTATGCTCTCATTTGGAAACCACTTGTCGCCGGAGTAGAACCACTTTCCGTCACTGCTTTTAGGGCTATCATAAGTGTTGCCGTCATGGTGAGGAAGGGGAGGGACAAGGTTTCCACTTGGCGGAGGAGGGATAGATGGACTTGTACCTACCCCTGTTCTTGGGTTAGCCGCCATTGCCGCAGCAACTGCAGCGGGGTCAGTCAGGTAACGACCCAGCCCAGTAGCAACATCTGCTTCGGAGAACCCCTGTTGACGTGATATGTCAATAGCACTCTTGATTTGGGCTGGAGTAAATGCATTTTTTGCTGGCGTAACAGCCGCCGTTATTTTTTCAAGATCGGACGCGGCAGAGCCAGGGGTTAGGCCTTCTACGCCATACGCCTTGATGGCATTGGCAATGGTACTCTCGTGAGCACCGTTACTGCGCATGCTGTCAAGTCCCGCTTGGGTCAATTTTGTGCCTGTTTCACGTAACAATTCCAAGTTACCTACGCCTGTGCGAGCTATCTGAGCTGCGTATGCTTTCTTTTCCGTATCAGATATTTCGTTTCTACTGTAGGTGCCGCCGCCTTGTTGGTACATTCTTGACACCGCATCATATCCGCCGTACCTGTCAAACTCAGAGGTAGGCGCACCAGTGGTCATGGACCTTTGCATTAGGTTTTTTGCAATTTCCGCCGTCAATATGTTAGAAGGCTGCGCAACAACGGCTGCGCTATTCCCGTACTCGTCATCTTTCATATCACCCCGGTCAAAAGATTAGATGGGCCATTTTAAGTGTCAATAGTACTCCGGCACAAGGTCCCGGGCTTCTCTTTCCTCATTGTTGTCAGTCGCCAAGGTGATGAAGTTCCCGCGCCTAAACCGGTCCATGGCCATGGTGGTGCTGTCCACCATGTCGTCGTTGTCGCCATTCGGAAACGCCGCGCACTCCTCCACCAAAAGCTCCGCCCAATCCGTATCCGGGGCCCAGACCATCCCCGCTTCAAACACCGGTGCCACGGCGTTGGCCCGCGATACCTTGTCCGTACCGGTCTTCCTTCCTCCCGGCGAGTACATCGTCACCGGAATACTCATCCTTCGCAGCTCCTGTTGCAAAGAAGTTCCCGTGGCCTTCGCTTCAATCAAGACATTGTCCGGCTGCCAATGGTCGTACTGCTCCTTGGCAATGCGCTTTAACTCCGGAAAGTCCCAGCGCCCACGCTTGACGTCCAACAAGATGATCGACGCCCCTGAGTCCTCGTTCAAATAAAACACGCCCCACGTCGTGATGACAGAGAAGTCAGCCGTCTCCTTCTTCGAGTACGCCGTGTCCAAAGACTGAATGATGTAGTTCACCTCAGGCGGCTCATCCTTCGGCCAGACCTTCCACCACTCCCTTTTCAGAATAGCGCCCTCATCATTGGTGGGCTGCTGCTGGTACATCGCGTTCCACTTCTGCACCGACAAAGTGGCCTTCACGCCTTCAAGCTCCTCAATCTTCCAGAACCCGGGCCACAAGGGCCGGCCACTTGGCATGATCGCCGGGAACTCAATCACCTCCCATTGGTCCGCGTTTCGCGATTTTTGCGCCTTCAACAAACGGGCCGTCAAGTCCTTCGTCCCCCAGCGCGTCATCACAATCACAATCGCCCCGCCAGGCTGCAACCGCGTCCGCGGTCCAGAGATATACCACTCCCACGCGTTCTCCAAAGCAAGCTCACTCATCGCGTCTTGTTCAGAGTGGGGGTCGTCAATGATCAAGACGTCAGCGCCACGGCCCGTCATCGCACCGCCCACACCAACAGCAAAGTATTCCCCGCCCTTGTTCGTGTCCCACCGGCCAGCAGCCTTCGAGTCCTGCTTCAAGGTTACCTCAGGAAACACCTCCTTATATGTATCCAGGTCCATCAGGTCACGGACTTTCCGGCCGAATCGGATAGCAAGCTCGCTGTTGTGCGTTGCTTCAATGGCCTTGGTTCGCGGATCACGGCCCATGAGATATGCGGGCAAAAGGTAGGACGCAAACTCAGACTTCGTGTGCCGCGGGGGCATGTTGATGATCAAGCGCTTCAAGCTGCCGTTGGCAATGCGGTCGAAGGCTTTAGCCATGATCACGTGGTGCTCTCCAAGGATCGCGGCCGGCCAGACGTAGCGGACAAAGTCGATAAAGTTGGCACGGGCCTTGTCTTGAGTGTCAAGCTGCGCGAGCCGATATTCAAGCCTCATGCGGTCTGCTTCAATGTTCTCAGGAATCATAGGGGTCCGTTTCGTTTCAAAATTTTAAATATTTTGACACGAGTTGAGTTTGTAGACAAAGGGGGGCCTTTTTTAACTGAGGCCGAAAAGTGTTTCACGCGGCACCTAGCGTGTAAAAGCGGGCTAAAGCCTGCGCAGCTTGCACCCGGGCCGTTTTTTTGGGCCCGGGTGGGGTGGGCGCTCACTTACGGCGCCAGGCACGCGAACCGGGGCCCGCGAACCTGGCCACGCGGCCCACGGCCCACGCGACGCGAACCAGGGCGCGCGGGCCTAATGTTTGCGAACCTGGGCGCGCGGATCACAAACACCGGCACCAGGTCGACACAAACACAAACACCGGCACCGGCACCAGGCAGCAGCTCGGCCACCAGGTCGACGGCCACCAGGCAGCAGCTCGGCCACCAGGTCGACGGCCACCAGGTCGGCCACCAGGTCGACGGCCACCAGGTCGGCCACCAGGTCGCGCAGCAGCTCCCGGGAATAACTGCAAACGCTGCAGTAATTTCGCGGCCAATAACTACAGCAGCTGCAGTAATTTCGCGGACCTTAATTGAAAAATGGCGCGCAGCTCAGAGCGACGGCCACCGGCCCGCGCAGCGCGGACCAGGGCGCGCCGGCATGCGATACGCGGGCCACGGTTCGCGGGCCGAGCGGCCGGGACCGAGGGCCTGGCATGGCCACCAGGGCGCGGGCCGGGTTATGCTTATTTTGCATAAGGTCCCAGGGGGCCCGGTACGATACCGGGCACAAAAAAACCCGGCGCGCGGCCGGGCTCGAGTTGAGGGGAAGTCGGCCAGGTCAGGCGGGCATGCCGGCGCGCTCGGCCAGCTCGGCCAGCATGTGGTCGGCCGTGCCCAGGGCGTCAGTCCGGTCATCAGTGAAATACTCGGCCACCACGCGGCCGTCCGGGCCGGTGGCGCGTACGCGGTATTCCGCCCAGGTGGCGGACCATGCGACGCGGACTAGCCCAACGTCAACCATGCGGACCACCTGGACTACGCGAAGCCGGCCGGCGCTCATGCTGCGCACCTGGTAGCAGCCAGGCGATCGGCGGCCGGATCATGCCGGGGGCAATCGTCACTGGTGCAAAGCCCGGCGGCCAGCTCGGCGTTGGTCTCCAGGTCACGGCCACAATGCGGGCAGCTCGGAGCGGCCAGCTCGGCCAGCTCGGCGGCCGGGCGGCCGGCCGCGGCGACGCCGGCCAGTAGCCGGGCGGACATGCCAGGGCGGGGGCAATCCAGGGCGAAGCGCTCCCAGGTGAAACCGTCGGCCAGCTGGTGAAATACCGTCGACGTGCCGGCCACCATCACCGGCCACGCTTCGCATAACACGGCCACACCATCGGCCACCACCATAACGTCCCCGTGCCGTACCGGCCCCCATTGTGAATAACCATACGCGTCGGACATGGTCAGGGCTCGCAAGTCGAAAATTTTCGGGTTCATAACTTTCTCTCTTTCTGGGTTTTTCCCGGCCACCGTGGCCGAGGATTAAATTGTACTCCAATAAAAAAGCCCGCCACCTGGGCGGGCTCGGCGGCCAGGGCGGCCGGGTTACGCGGGCTCGGCCACCAGCTCGGGGGCGGCCAGCAGCTCGGCGGCGCGCGCCTTAAGGGCGGCCCCGGTGCCGAACCAAGCGCTCTCCATGCGGGTATTGTTTGAGCGGCCGCGCTCATGGTCGACCAGCTCGGTCACTGCGTTTAGCATCGCCCAGCGGGTGCCGGCTACGCCGGGGATATCCCCGCCGATCGCCTGGCCGCTGAACAGTTGCATTATGCGGACGTAGGCTTTCGACTCGGTCACCGGGCGCGCGCTCGAATGGTACGGCCGTAACAGCTCGGCCACAAACGCGTCGGCCTGGACCGCGTCCATCGTGGTTCCGGCCAGTTGGCGGGACTGCACAAGAAACGACTCGAATGCGTTGGCCACAATGCCCAGCTGCAAGCGGACCGACTCGGCATCAAACCGTTCCGAATGCAACACCCGGACGGCCGATTTTAAATAACCGGTGTTTTTCTCGGCTTCGCCCTTAACTACCCGGCCGCCACTGTAGCCGCCGACTGCGGCCGTAATGGTGTTATTGCAGACAACGCGAATGGCGGTGAATTTCGCGACGGTCGCCATGGTGCCGTCATAACTGGTGCCGAGTAATAGGTAAGGCTTGACTAGGTCGCGATCAACCACGGGGGCCGCGTCGCCGACACTGGCCAGTGCCCACACTCGGCGGCCGTCACTCAAGGCCCCGGCGGTTTCAAGTTGAAAGCCGCCCAGGTTCACCAGCTCACGGAAAAAATCCATAACCTGGCGGGGTTGAACCACGTTATAGCTGTTGGAAACCACGGCCAGGGGGCCGCCGGTGTCGGACCGGTGGAGTACTTTGCGAGCTGGCCACTCCTGCAAGTCGGTGCTGGCCGGGGTGCGGTACTGAACTGGGCTTTCGAGCACGTCATAAGATAGGCCGGCTTCGCAGGTCCAGGTGTCGATATCGGCCCCGTGTGTCAAGGCCTGGCCTAAGCCGTGCCAGGGGGTTTCGCCGGCAAAGGCAATAGCGGCGCGGCCGGTGGTGGTGTCGATCATGTGAGCCATAGTGAAATTCTCGCTTTCTGGGGTTAGTGCCGGGGAAAATCCCCCGACGGTTAAATTTTAGCCTAATAAATAAATCGACGTCAACATCTATTTAATCATTCCCATGTCGCCGACAACATGATGACGTAAAAACGATCCAGGCGATAGCGATCGCGCAAAATGCACCAGTTCGGCCGCGTCGTTCTGGTGGCCGCCGGTTATTGTTTTTTCCCAAGCCAGGCGGACGTGGCCACCATTGCCATAACACCCGCCGGGGGTATCCTCGCCGACCAGGCGGGCCCCGCTACCGTGCGCGACAAACACCACAGCAAAATCGCGATCGCCACGCGCGCACAATGGCCGGCCCCCGCCACAATCTTTACAGCTGAAATTGTCGGCCAGCTCGGCCGGGCACCGAATGAACCGCCGGCCGGCCACGGTGTACGGCCAAACCGTGCCGGACGGGGCCGCCACCACGGCCGGGCGGCCGATAGCCATAGCGGCCAGGGCGTCGGGGATTGTGTCGCAGCTGACATTAATCACGGTTTCGCCGGCCGCCGGCGCCGGCAGCAGGTCGGCGGCAAAGTGGGAATAGGTCCAGGCTTGACCATCACGCGGCACGGCCCGACGAACGGCCGCCAGATATTCCAGGTCGATCAGGTCGGCCGCGTGCGCACCCTGGGGGTTTAATGCACATGTCTTCGGGCAGGTCCCGAATACGTTATGCTGACCGGCGCGATAGGTAACGGCTATCGGCCCGGTTTTCTTATTAGCGGATTGTTTAACGGTTTTCAGCATGGGTTTCTCGCTTTCTTTCTGGTGGCCGGGCGGGCTGCGCGGCCTGAGAATATTCTAGTCCAATAAATCAATTAGTCAACATTACCGCGAAAAAAAACCCGGCACGCGGCCGGGCTGATTGGAGAGGGCGGGCGGCCTAAGGGGTACGGTCGGCCAGTGCCTGGCCGGCTTCGGCGGCGCACGCGTACCACGCGGTCCAGGTGATAAACCCGGCGTCGGCGTCGGCCGGGGTTTCGGTGGCCAGGACGTCGGCCGCGTAACGGCGCACCGCTTCCAGGATGAACGCTTGCATAAGCGGACCGGTGCTGGCCTGGTCCATCATGCGTGTGATAAATTTTGTGTTCGTCTCGCGTGTCATGTCGTCCCCTTATGGTTGAATTGAAAAAGTATTGTCCGCAAAAAACTGGGTGATCGTTTCCTTCAACTTCTCTTCAAAATCAAACCCCGAAAAAAGCTCGTCAGTGTCTATTTTCTCGGCCAGGTCCTCAAGGTCCACGTCGCCCGCAATTTGGCACAATTGACTGTCTGTCAGCTCGCCCGCCAGGTCGGCCAGATTCAAATATTTGGCGAGGTCGGCAAGGTCGATGCGCGCGGCAATGTCGCTCATGCCGGCGCTACTGAACGCAATGTCGGCCACCTGCTCACCAATCGCGGCACGCTCTTGACGCACCAACTCGGCCACCATCGGCCGCATTTGCTCGGCCAGGTCTTTGACCAGTGCCTGCATGATTGCATTCATTTCCATGTCTTTCTCTCTTTCTAGGGTTAAGGCTTCGCGGATCGCTCGGCCTGGTTGCATTCTATGCCTACTTTTATCTACTTGTCAACTTCCGCCACCAAATATTTTATGGAACAGCCAAAAGCCTAGCAGCCGGCGAATCAAGCCAATCGTGTTCTCGCGCTGCTGCTCTGGGCATATGGGTAATTTGGTGGGCTGTCGCAAGCGCTTTCGTTCGCGCCTTCTCATTGGTCAAAGGTACTGTTCGGGTACTTCTACCTCGTCCCCCAGCTTGGATGCCACGTAACAGCGCATGGCTGCAACGAGCGGTGTTGAGCCTTCTGCAGAATCGTCGCTCGTACCGTATGGCATGTGTGCTTCCCAGTAAGGGCCATTCAGTGAGTCGATTCTTCCCATCTTTATCCCCTCCCGCTCAATGATCGGCCCGCCTTGGGCCCAGTCGGTTGAGAAACAGGGGCATCGTCCCTCATGCCAATATGGTTCTGGCAGCTTCATTGCTTTGCCAACCGCTCTATCAAGAGCAGCGCCCATCAGTTCAGATGTTTTCATGTCAACTCCTTGGGGATGTCGACGGTGTCACCGAGTTTTGAGGCAACAAAGCACCTCATTGCTGCGATGAGCGGGGTGGGTCCGACTTCCCAGTCGTCTTTGTCCCAATGCTCGGCGGTCCACTGTCCGCCGGGGCAGTTGTCGTACCCCAACTGCAGCTTTTCCCGCTCGATGATCGGCCCGCCTTGAGACCAGTTGGTTGAGGGTTCCCAACTATCAAATTCGTACCCGTGCCGTGCCATGTCGCGCATCGGCCTGCCGTTTTCATTGAAGTAGACGCCGATGGTGTCGTCCTGCATCACCTTTGCCACTGCCCAATCAAGGGCAGCGCCCTGTAGTTCTAATGTTTTCATAAATTTCTCTCTTTCTGTTTGCCCGGAGAATTCCAGGTCAAACGATCTTAGCACAACTCCGACATACAAATCAACTAGTCGCCAAAAGATTCCGCAGCTGGGCCCATAATATACCCGTCCACGGCCAGCGCGCCAACGCGGGGGTGTCGAGGCCCAGGTTTGCCAAGTCACGCGCTTGCTCGCCACAAAACAGCAGCAGCTCCGACTTGCTCGCGTGTGTGGTGCCGGCCGGCTGGTACTGAACAAGGATGTAGGTCGGGCAGCGCAGGTCGGCGTGCTTAATGTGGAACGCCACTTGGTGCGGGGACAGGTTCACCTTGCGCCCGCGCTTGACCACTTTTAGCTCAACCATGACGAATTCCCCGTGCGGGAATGCCAACAGGCAGTCGGGGATGCCCAGGTTGACCCGGGACTCAATCCGGGTGAAATGGCAATTTGGGAGGTTTTCTTTCAATCGCTTGTACAGGTTCGCTTCGGGCTTCAGGGGCATTGGTCTCTTCCTCTTCGGGTTCTTCTGCGAGCTGCTTGAGCGTCACGTCCATGATGGGCCCCGCCGCGCCGCCGCCATACAGGCGTTTGATTTCTTCGAGCTTGCGCTGCACTTCTTCCTTGCTCATGGAATCGATGGTACCGTGGCGGATTTCCTTGCGCTCGATGTAGATCGTGCCGAGGGCCTGGCCGCGCCGGTACTCGGCCTGGACGGCCGCGCCATATGCGCCGGCCTGCAGTGCCTGGTCGCGGATGACCTGGAGGTCACGCATGTGGCGCTCGAAGGTGGTGCCGTACTTCTCGCCCAGTTCGCGTCGGCGCTCTTGGATCGCCACGACGATGTGCGGGCAAACCTCTGGGTCGGTCAGTTCGCGCGCCCGGTTCTTGGCCCATATCTCGCTGTACCCGGCGCGCAGGGCGGCCTCTTTTAAGGTGACATGGCCGTCGCCCGCGCAAAACTCCTCCACAAACTTCCATTCCTGGGGTGTCAGAACTTTGGGCTTGTGCGGTTTAACCGGCCCGGTCACCCGGGTCTCGACCACGGCAGGCCTTCCGCCCAGGCTCTTGCCGGCCAAAAAGGCCGCGTCCTTAGACGTTCCTGAGCGGCCCATCAAGCAACCCTCCACAGCCGCCAGCCTTCGCCGTACCGGCGGCAGGTGAACCGCGTGCCGGGATGCCTGCGCGAATACATGTAAGCCGCGCTCCGCAGGTTCTTGATCCATGTCGCGTCCAAAATCAAAAAGCTGTCCCCGACGGCCATCGTCGGGAACGGATATCGCTCGCGGGGATCAGCGCCGCCAGGCACTGGGATGTTTTTCTCTACTTTCATGCCTACAGTCTACAACAAATCCACGAAAACCGAAACCCCAACCCAAAATTCCCACTCCAACCCCCCGTTCCTCACGTTTTAGCCTTTCTATATACCTTTTTTACAAGTTCAGTTTTACTTAACAGCAGAAAAAAAAGTCGCGCGCGCATTTTATGTGATTACGTTATCACACTACTAAATATCTCTGTAATCACTTGTAACCTATTGATTTCATTAAGTTATTACACCATCACTACATAAATCAATACCTACACTGCTCATAAACGAAACCAATCTTGTGAAAAAGGTATACTGATTGCTCAATTCCCGTGATCCGTGACCCGTGATCCCCTCCCCTTTTCCCCATTTCCACCTTTTTGCCCCCTAAAATGCGCAAAGCCCAGGTGTTTTGACCACCCGGGCTTCACTTCCCCTTACATCGTTGAAAGGAACGACGTCATGAGCAAACCTGATCCTAACACCCTCTCCTACATGCGCGAGATGCTGTCGTACCATGACGGCGGCAATGGCGCGTTGATCTGGAAGTATGGTCGGTTGCGCGGCGAGTTTGCGGGCACTGAGACCAAAAAGGACAATCCTGAACTCCGCGTCCGCTTTGGGGGCACGTCCTACCTGGCGGCCAAGATTGCGTGGTTTTTGTCCATGGGTTATTGGACCGAGAACCGTCTGAAGTTCTTGAACGGCGACCGCACGGACATCCGGATGGAAAACCTTGAAGAAACCGACCGTGTGGACGGCCCCGGACGCTGATTCCTGCAAACTGCTTGCTAAACCGCTATCCACCTTCTGGATAGCCCTTCAGGCGGCCTCAGGCCCCCTCACTGCAGCCTCACCCCCAGCCAGTCCCTGTGGTCCCCTGACAGCATCTTGGCGGCCACCTCCAGGGGCATCAGGTCCCCAAACTCAATCTCCGTCACTTCATTGAACACCGTGGTCCGTGGGTCTTGAATCACGGGCCCGATGAGCGCATACTTTTGCCCGCCCGCGGTGATGAAGACCACCTGAACCATGGTCCGTGGCTCGAGGGCCTCGACAATATCCTGTAAGGACGGGCTCACCCCGGCACCTTCTGCCACCCCGGCCCGCCATCTCCTTGTCGGATGCCGAGGTCCAGGGACAGCTTCTCCACCTCCTCCTTCAAGAAGCTCACCTGGCCCGCCAGATGCGCCATCTGATCGTTCTGCACTTCAATCCTTCGGCGCAGGCCGGCGATGTACTCCAAGGTCTCCACGCAGTTGATGGGGCGGGGCGGCTTATCTGTTGAAAATTCAGCGGGTCTCATTTTTTTCCTTCAATGCTCGTTCAATATCCTTGTAAAAACCGGGGGCGTCAAATGTTTCCGTGACCAGATTTGTCTCTCTTGCCGCGTCGTAGTAGGCGTTCACCATCCGCCGGTGCGCCAAGGCATGCAACTGCACCTCCCCCTCCGTCAGCCCTTGCCACGGGCACTGTGCTGCTTTCCACTGAGCAACAAAAGCAATGGCGTCCAGCCCGTACTCAGCCAAGATGTTCTTAATTAATTCCCATTCGTCGGGTGGCTGTGCAGCTTGTCTTAGGTCAGTCATGGTTGCTCCTTGATGTTGTGGGCGGCTTCGATGGCACGGGCAAAGTGCAATGGCGTTGTTGGGTTAGTTAACGCATAGTTCTTTGCAATGCCGTTGATCTCATCATCCGTAAGCGCCTTGCGCTGTGCTGCCTTACCGTCGGCAAAACCTCTTTGGTACACAATTAACAGCGTGTCTGCCTGAACTTGCGTGTCATCATCTTCGTCCAGCTTTGCTTGCGCTGCTTGGCGCTTTGAATCAAATCCTGTCATTTCACTTCCTTCAATTCGTAGTCTTTAAACACCGTCCCTTTGCTGGCATTGCCACGCCAACATTCTTTGACCCAGCCTCGTTTGCCGGACTTGTATGTACGCCAGTGGCCTCTGGCCTGATGCCTGCGTGGGCTTGCGTGTGTACCGCCGCGAGACTCTGACTGCGGCTTGGGAGGCTCAATGATTACCGTGTGCCAGTCGTACAAAGGCTTTAATCCACGCTTGGCTCTGCTTACGTTGGCTTTGTGTGGTGTTGGGACGTAAGCCACTACAGGCATATCCAATGATGCGTAAAACATAGCCACAATCGCGCACATCATTGACTGGTCTTGCGGGTCAATTGGCTTGTCAACCTCGCCTGTCTTTGGTTCGCCATTGTCTTCAGCAAACAAAAAAGTCCCAAGGGTTTTGTACCCTGTTGGCTTCATAATCCAACCCGTCACAATGGTTGCCGCTGGTTCGGCCAACACCGACAACATAAAGTCACCTTGCGCCGTCTTGCCACACAACATCATGTTTTTGTACGGCGCTGGGTGGAGCAAATATTTGCGTTGGTCATAGCCAATGTATTCTTTGATTGCTCCAGTTACATCAAACCATTGCATCTGAGTTGGGTCAAGGTCGGCTACTAACACCATCTTGACCATTTCTTTAATTAGCGGTGTCATTGCGGCTTTTCCTCGTCTGCAAAGTCCATATCAACAGGGTGCGGCACATCGTCATGCACGATAACGCCATGCTCATCTGCTATTAGCAACTTGCCGCATACTACGCAGTAATATCCGTTCATGTGTTCTCCCTTGCACGGATTTTTTTGGAAAGCATATGTGAATCGCACATCCAGTCATCGCCAAAGTCGTCAACAATTTGAGCGCAAGCCTCTCGCTCTGATTCGGCGCAGGCTTTGCCCCATGCCAGCATCTGCTCGGTGGTGTAGCCTCTGATTTTGGTGTTGCTCGGCAGGTGTGTGTCGATCACCGACATTTCAGGTAGTTTCATAGCAGATACCCCAACCAAAAGCAAAACGCAG